TTTTGATTTTTTACTAGTAATACTAAATGATATCTATTACTTTTTGTTTCTTCATTATTTAAATCTTCAACTTCATAAATTTCACAACCAATAATGGGTTTAATATTTTCTTTTTTACATGCTTTATAAAAATTAATATAATCATGCATTTTCCCATGATTAGTAATTGCAATTGCTGATTGACCATTTTCTTTAGCAAAACTAATCATTTGTTTAATAGTTAAAGTAGAATCCAATAAAGATCCTCTTGATGTATGATTATGTAAATGAACATTATTACCATTCAACTTCTTCATTATCTTCCTCCCAATCTGCATCTTTCCACTGATTATTATTTTTATTATCTGTGTTATTTAAAACTTCCATATCAACAATATTAATTTGCATATATCTTTCACCATCATATTCACTTATTGATGGCTTGCCAATAATATTATAATACATTTCATCATCCCAAAAAACTACTTTTTCTATATAATCTTCATTAATACTAAATTTTATATATTTAATAAAATTAGTTTCAAAAAATAATGTAGTTTTATTTTTATTAAAATTAATATCTTTAGTTTTTACTTTAACATTCTCTATGTAAATTAAAGGAGCATTCATATCTTGCCCCCAAAAATCACTTAAGGCATATAAGTCTTCAATCATATGGTCTTCAAAATTTTTGAATGGTATTTTAAAATCAATGATATGAAAAATTTGAATATTTTCATCCTTAAAAAAAATATTAATATCTTGTTCTAATTTTTCAAAATTCTTAATTTCAGTTTTTTCAATTCCGAATGCAGGTTCATGCCCTTCCCCCTTAAGCAATTTGCTTTGATTTAATTTTGTTCTAAAATTGAATATCATTTCACCCCTACCACTACCTCCATAAGTTTTAATTTCTTCTTTAGTTTCAACTCCTTCAATTTCTTTTGTTTCGATTTTATTATTTTTGTCTTCATTAATATTTTTTTTATCTTCTTCCACTTCTCTTAATGCCAATATAGGTTTTCTGTATTTATTCATTAGTTTGTTGGCAATTAGACCTGTCATTGCTCCTTCTTTAATATAATTACTCAAATCAATAACTAATACTTTTTTATTATTATCATCTTTTATACTTTCTACTAAACCTTTTACTCTTGTATTACCTTCTATTATCTTTTTTACTTCTCTTTGCTGTTTGGCTTTTAAACTAGCACAGAATCTTGCACAATATTCAAATAAAGTTTCTTCAATAATTTTACCTTTATTTTTACCTCTTGTTGGTTCGTATGTAAAAGTTCTTTCTGAATTAATTTGTGCGAAAGCTTCAAATAATAATGTTCTTTGTTCGTGTGTACCAAGTCTAATAACTGCATTTATATCAGGACATAAATACCATCCAAAACTTTCTTGATTTATTTTACCTTTTAATGAAAAGCTTTCTTTGTCTATTAATGCATTTATCATTGGACTGTTTATTTTCTTCATTCCTTGTTGAATATAATATTGGACTTCTAAATTTTTTGTATTAGCACTATCACCTATTAATCCCATCATAACTAAATCTAAATAACAATCTGTATCTTGAATACTGTATTTGTCTGCTATCGCTTTAATAAATTTATATGTCATTGCTACACCAGTTAAATCTACAGATATCTTTGATATTTGATTATTAACTATAATTGCATTCTCTTTCTCGTCTAATATATCAACTTTATGATGATCTAATATAATTACATCAATATTTTTTTCTTTTAATAGTTTATGCTCTTTGTAATCATTACTTCCTGCATCTGGTACAATCAACAAATTCATTTCCTTTATATAAGGTTCTAATTCATTATAGATAATCCCATGTACTTTGTTTTTTTCATGTACAATAGGAATAATTTTATTCTCAAAATTTAAGAACAAAAATTGATATAATAATGAAGCTGATGTAATGCCATCTGCATCTTCATCAATAATAATTCCTATCGTTGAAGTGTCTATATGTTTTTCAAAACATTCAACAGCTTTATTCATATTTTTGAAATCATATGAATTAGTAGGTTTAAATTTATGTAAATTTTTAAAATTTTTAATATCTTTTATTCCTCTATTTTTAAAAAATTCTTCTTGCAAATCTCCAAAATAATTATTTTCTCCAATTAATTTATATTCCATTAAATATATCCTTTCATTAAATAATAATTCTTTTCATTTCTAATAACTCATCCCACAAATCTAAATTATCGAATGGACTTTCTTTGTTTCCTAAAATTTCGTTATGTTCATCAATAATACATGTCACTTTAATTCCATTAATAAATTTTTTTTCTTCATTAATATAAAAATCCTTATCACATGTAAGCTTATCTTTTTTTTTTATAAAATTAGCTTTATCGTCATAACACAAACATATTTCTACTCCTAGATGTGTTAGTTTTTTTACTTGTATTGGACTTAAAATATGACCACCAATCGATACTACATTTTTAATTCCATTTGCCCAACCTTGCATTACTGCCTTTTCACTCTCAGCTACATACACAATTCTTTTTTTTTGAATATGATCATATGTTTTATTTAAGCCAAACAAAATTTTATTTTTGTTACAAGAAAATAGATATAAATATTTACTGTCAGTAAAATTCAAGTTACCTGCGAATCTACCTTTTACTCCTACTAGTTGATTAATTTCATCGAATATAGGAATAGTAATTCTATGAGTTTGAAAATCATATCCTAATTGAAATTCTATTTGTGTTTTATAATCTATTCCATCATTAAAAAACATTTTATTACATATTGAATAATATGTTTTTAAAATATTTATATCCAATATTCTTGTTTTTACTTCAATATTTATATTAATATTATTTTTTCTTATTGCTCTTATTTCGTTTAATAATTGTAATATTTTAGGTTGTTCATAATCTTCATTATAATAGTCATATTCACATGTGTCACAAAGCCATTTTATGGCATTTATAAAATATATTTCTTTGATAAATATAACTAAACTTAATAAATTTGTATATCCATATTTGTCTTTAATGTCTCTTGTGTATGCTTCTACATGTAAAGTATCTTTATATATTGTTGCAGATGTTTCACCATCCCCATCAGGGAAACCACAAGTAATATATTTCCCTTTGTCTTTAACATGATGCATTTTAAGTTTTTTTAATATATGTATTAATCTATTGTCTTGTAAGATTCTATTAAATAATATTTTAACATCCATTTATTTACCTTTTTTATTTTTTATTTCTTGATTTTTTAATAAAATTCCACGTTCTTCCCATGTATTTAAATCTAAATCTACTTCGTGACAAAGAACCTGTCCTTTTGTTCCTGCTCTATTCTTGTCAATTTTTAATCCATAATAAGTTTTATTATTATCTAAAGGTATTTCACCTCCCCAATCTTCGTTATAATAAATATACTTATGATACTCATCTTTACTTAATCTTTTTTCTAAAATTAAATGATCTACAACATGCTTTAATTGTTTTGCATTAGCAATATTATTGCTTGAATAATCAAAAACATTTATAAACAAACTATCATCAGTTAATTGAATAGTCGCATATCCTTTAATTTTTAATTCTCCTACTATATCTTTTAATTTTGTTGTAGTTTGTTTAACAGTTTCCCAATTATCAGTCTTATATCCTTTTAAAGTATCATAGAATATAAATTCTACTCCTAATCCTAAAACATGCTTTCTAACCGAATGATCTATTTCATCATCAGAATAAGTATTCATTTCTTGGAAATATATTTTTGTATGCTTTTCAAAATAATCAGCTACCTCTAAAACCTTATTATATTGTTCTTCGTTATCATATTCGCCTAGAACAATATTTCTTTCTGGAACATTTAGATTGAAACCAAAAACTGAGTTGTTACAAACTGCTGTAAGCATAGCTGCTTTTATGTCTTCTTCTCCCATCTCATTGACCATAACTAATATTGGTTTTCCTAATTTTAAACTTGTATATGCTGCTATAAATGACATTCTTCTTGATTTACCTTCGTTAGATAACATTCCATCTACAATAAGTTTTCCTTTTCTCCATCCTCTAAAAAAGAAAGTCCATAAATCAAATGGGAAAGCTGTTCCCATAGCTGGCTTCTTTATCCAATCTTTAACTACTTGAATCATATTTTTCCCTATTATAATTGAATTAGATTGCCCACCTATAACTGTTTGAACTTTATCTAGGGATGCTCTCATAGACATTATAATTTGATCACTTTTTATTTTATCAAATTTAGGATGATCAATTAACTTTTGTATTGGAAATCCTTTTTTATTTAATTCTCTTATTAAGGAATATTTTTTTAATGTATCATAATATTTTGAAAAATCTTTCAAATCAGAAAGTTCCATGTAACCTTGAATTGTATTCCACCCTCCTAATGCTAAATACATACTCTTACGCTTAGGTTCTTTCATCATAAATAAATTTACTTTATCTTCTGAATATTCTTGTGAAAAAGATTTATAATATAATTCAAACATATCATATAAAAATTTTGCACTCTCATCAAAAAAATCATATTTTGACCTCATAGTATTATTATGCTCAATATACAAGTCAGGATTTTTATAAAAACCACCTATTACCAATGCTTCATTCCCAATGTCATTCATCTCTCTTGGCAATAATTTTCACCTGTCTTTCTTATAATATTAAATCATTAATGTTAATTTCATTTTCTATATTTTCATTTTTTTTAATATTATTTTTCATTTTTTTTAATTCTGTTTTGATATCTGAAATATTAATATCTTCAGAAATATGTTTTCTTTTCCATTTTTTATAATTATCATATTCACTTATTATAATAGC